CAACACAGCTGCTCAAGTGGTTGCAGTTACTAATACTGTTCCATTCAGCAGATCCTTCACAGTTGGTAGAGATGGTGGCACCTCACAGAATCTAACTGAATTCCAAAAAGCAGGTGATTCAGATTCTGGTGAAGCAAACCTAGCCATTGGTCAGGTTACTGCAGGCTATGACAAGTTTAAGAATGCAGAAGAGATTGATATCTCTATGATTCTTACTGGTAAGTCAAGAGGCGGTACTCATGGACATCAGTTAGGTAATTACATCATCGATAATATTTGTGAGCCTAGAAAAGACTGTGTTGTTGTTATTTCACCTGAAAAGGGTGACATCATCAACAATGCTGGTGATGAATCAGCAAACACGGTTGACTTTAGAAATGCTCTAACATCGTCATCTTATGGTATCCTAGATGGTGGTTACAAGTATCAATACGATAGATACAATGATGTTTACCGGTATGTTCCATACAACGGTGACGTTGCTGGTCTAATGGTTCGTACAGATACCACGAGAGATCCTTGGTATTCGCCAGCTGGATTCAACAGAGGTATCCTCAAGAACGTAATCAAGAATTACTACAATCCTGATAAAGCTGATAGAGACATTCTCTATAAGTCTGGAATTAACCCAATTGTTACATTCCCAGGTCAAGGTACGATTCTTTTCGGTGACAAGACATTGCTTGCTAAGCCAAGTGCATTTGATAGAATTAATGTTCGTAGATTGTTCATTGTTCTTGAGAAAGCAATTAGTACGGCAGCTAAGTACTTGTTGTTTGAGTTCAACGATGAGTTCACTAGAGCTCAATTCAGAAACATGGTAGAGCCTTTCCTTCGGGATGTTCAGGGTCGCCGTGGTATATTCGACTTTAAAGTAGTCTGTGACGACACGAATAATACTGGAGAAGTTATTGATAGAAACGAGTTTATTGGTGATATTTACATCAAACCAGCTCGTTCGATTAACTTCATTCAGTTGAACTTCGTTGCAGTTCGAACTAATGTCGAGTTCTCTGAAGTCGTTGGTCAATTCTAGACATAAATAGATAGAGGATAGGAGAGACTAATGGCTTTAAACATTAACGAAATCAGATCACAACTAGTACTAGGCGGTGCTCGTCCTAGTCTATTCCAAGTGGTCTTTAACAATCCAGCTAATGCTGCTGGAGATGCTAAAGTGCCATTCATGGCAAGAGCTGCGCAGTTGCCAGCTTCAACACTTGGAACTATTGAAGTACCTTACTTCGGTAGAAAGATTAGACTTGCAGGTGACAGAACATTCGCTGAGTGGACTGTTACTGTAATGAACGACGAGGATTTCCTAGTAAGAAACTCAATGGAAGAGTGGATGCAGAACATCAATTCCCATCTCGGTAACGTAAGAGGGTTTGGTGCTGCTTCTCCGGGACTATATAAGGAAAGGGCTGATGTTGTTCAGTTCAGTAAGACCGGAGTTCCGATCCGTCAATATTCATTTGATGGAATTTTCCCAGTTGAAGTTTCAACTATAGACCTTGATTGGAATGCAACGGACACAATCCAAGAATTTACTGTAACATTCCAGTATGATTATTGGGAGGTATCTGGCGGTATTACCGGCAACGCTGGTGGTAATTAAATTTTTATATAATGAATTAGGAAGGTAATATGGCTAACCTATTTGGTTTTGAAATTAAAAGGGCAGCAGGCGATGGGGCAACCGCATCGTTTGCTCCCTTGCAAACGGACGATGGTGCACATAATGTCTCCACTGGAGGCATGTATGGCACTTACGTTGATCTTGAAGGTTCAACAAGAACAGAAGCTGAGCTCGTAACACGATATCGTCGAATGTCAATGCAACCTGAGTGTGACATGGCAATCGACGATATCATTCACGAGTTTATCGTCTATGATAATCATAACAGGTTGGTTGATATCAATCTAGATTTGGTTAAAGGATTATCTAAATCATCTAAAAAGGCAATCACTCAAGAATTTGAAACAATTCTTGATCTATTAGAGTTTAACGAAAAAGGTTATGAAGTAGCTCGGCATTGGTATATTGATGGAAGGATGTTTTATCACGTTATCATTGATCCTAAAAAGGTCGAAGAAGGTATTAAAGAGTTACGTTATGTGGATCCACGAAAGATTAAAAAGGTTCGTGAAAGTAAGAAAGAAAGACTTAATGCTAATCAAGGCGGCCCAGCTCGTTCTGTACAAGTAAGTAGAACAGTAAGTGAGTTCTTTCTCTATAATGAAAAAGGTTTTGTTGGATATCCAGGAGGTAGTCCAACATCAGCTGGGATGGATCAAGGCGTAAAGATTGCTAAGGATTCAATTCTCCATTGTACATCTGGTGTAATGACTGAAGACAATAGAATGGTTCTTAGTCATCTACATAAAGCAATCAAACCTTTAAATCAATTACGTATTCTTGAAGATGCAACCGTCATTTATAGAATATCAAGAGCACCAGAACGTCGTATCTTTTATATTGATGTTGGTAATCTACCAAAGATGAAAGCAGAACAATATCTAAGAGACATGATGGTTAAGCATAAGAATAGATTAATCTATGATGCTGCTACTGGTGAGATAAGAGACGATCGTAAATTTATGACAATGCTAGAAGATTATTGGCTACCAAGACGTGAAGGAAGTAGAGGTACTGAAATTACTACACTTCCATCTGGTCAAAATCTTGGTGAAATGGATGATGTATTATATTTCCAAAAGAAACTTTTCAAATCACTTAATGTACCTGTATCAAGATTAGAACCTGATAATGGTATGACTTTAGGTAGAGCTACAGAGATTAGTCGTGATGAAGTTAAGTTTCAGAAGTTTATTAAGAGATTAAGATTAAGATTCTCGATATTGTTTGACGGAGCTTTAGAAAAGCAGTTAGTACTTAAAGGTCTAATGACACCTGAAGAGTATGCTGAAATTAAAGGTGATATTAAGTACGACTTTAAACAAGACAATTACTTTACAGAGCTTAAAGAGAACGAGATCTTTAACGAAAGAGTTACTACAGCAACTAATATTAATGATTATGTTGGTACTTATTTCTCACGTGATTGGGTTAAGAGGAATGTATTAAAGCAAACAGAAGACGATATTCAGCAGATGCAGGCCGAAATGGATGCAGAAGCTGCTGTACAAACGGAAATGGACGCTGCTTTACCGGAACCAGAGGACGGAACCAATGCAATTGACGGTCAACAAGGCCCCCCAGTTGAATAAAATTATAAATAAACATAAGGTTTTAGGAGAAAATTATGGCAGATAGTGAATACAATTTACAAGATATGCTGAAAACTGTCCATGACGGATCCCCTACGAAGTTCGCAGATTACTTTTCGGGGGTAATGGTAGATAAGGTCAACGATAAGGTTGATACAATCCGTCAGGCTGTTGCAGCTAAATTGGGTGGCGAAGATCCTTCTTCAGACCCAGCAATGGACCCAGGTCCAGAAGAAGTAGAAGTAGAGGCTTCTGCTGAGGAAGAAGAAACAGAACAAGAAGACGAGGAGCAAGTTGATGCCGAAGAGACTGAAGGAACTGACAGAGAGGACTAAGATTGAAATAGTTCCAACTCCCGGTCAAGGCCAAGGGAAGTTGGATAGCTACGTCGATCCCGCGTCTCCTGCTGAAAAAGCATTTAAAGATAAGCATGTCGTACAGAAGACCGACTATCCTGTAGCTCAAAGAGCCGGTAGCAGCACTGACGATATTTTTTCAGGTGCTAAACAAACAAGAAAGAAAAGACTAGCTGATAATGATCAAGAAGAAGCAGAAGCAGCATACGAAGATGTTGATCAAGAGAAGCGTGAAGACATTGTTAAAGGTATGAAAAAGAATAAAGCAGACTTCGTACAAAGATATGGTAAAGATGCTGAGTCTGTTATGTATGCTACTGCAAACAAGATGGCTAGTGAAGAGATAGAAGAAGAAGATGAGAGCTTAGATCACTTTGAATTAGAAGACGGCTCTTGGGTTACTTTCGACGAAGAAACAATGGAAGCAATTGATCACGTTTTTGATACTCTCGATGATGAACAGCAAGATGAGTTTACTGAGTTGTTTGCTTCTGACAGAGCATCAAATGCAACCCTTATTAGTGGGTAAGGAGTGTAGTATGATTAAGCCAGTTGCTAATACCGCAGTCCTAGACGCTGATCACGATCAACAGACTTACAGATATGTAAGAGTTGTTAATACTCATGCTACTTCGGTTGCAAACGTAGAGATTGGTGCTGCCTCTGATTCTGTCGAGAAGACTATTAACTTAGATGGCGGT